GAGAAGCAAAACCTGGGGATCTTAACGTAGCAAGACAACTTCTCAAAGATAATGGCATTGAATGTATTCCAACAGAGAAGAGTCCTATGGAAGATCTTATGTCAAACCTTCCAGACCTTGATGTAATACCTGCTTTAGAAAGATAACATTGAAAGTTCTTGTAGCCTGTGAATACTCTGGCAGAGTAAGAGATGCCTTTATATCACAGGGGCATGATGCCATTAGCTGTGATCTACTGCCTACAGAGGTTGAAGGACCACACTATCAGGGAGATGTAAGAGACATCCTCTATGATGGTTTTGATCTGATGATTGCACACCCAAGTTGTCAGCACTTGGCAGTATCAGGTGCAAGACATTTTTGGAGAAAGGGTAAAGAACAACAGCAATCCTTAGACTTTGTAAGACTGCTTATGAATGCACCGATACAGAGATGGTGTATAGAAAACCCTGTAAGTGTCATTAGCTCTGCCATAAGACAACCAGATCAGACAATACAGCCATGGATGTTCGGTCATGGAGAGACAAAGGCAACATGCCTGTGGCTAAAAAACCTACCAAAACTAAGACCTACAGATATTGTTGAGGGTAGAGAACCAAGAGTGCACATGATGCCACCAGGGCCTGACAGATGGAAAGACAGATCCCGAACCTATGATGGGATAGCACAGGCGATGAGCCAGCAGTGGACAGACGATGCACCTCTTCAGTTAAACTTTCTTGAACAATATGCAACCACTTCCTGAGAAACTACAAGACTTTAGATACTTTCTAATCATAACGTGGCGTCATCTTAACCTACCTGACCCCACACCAGTTCAATTAGACATTGCTGAATACTTACAATACGGTCCTCGTAGAAAGATCATACAGGCCTTTAGAGGAGTAGGTAAGAGTTGGATTACATCTACCTATGTTGTGTGGAAACTACGCATGAATCCACAATTAAAGTTCCTTGTTGTATCTGCAAGTAAAGACAGAGCAGATAACTTCAGTACATTCACCATGAGATTGATCAATGAGATGCCAATATTAGCTCCGTTGCGTCCAGAAGACTCTCAGAGGAACTCAAAGATAAGTTTTGATGTTGGGCCTGCATCTGCTGATCATGCCCCTTCTGTTAAGTCTCAGGGTGTTCTAGGACAGATGGCTGGTAGTAGAGCAGATGAAGTAATTGCTGACGATGTGGAAGTACCAAATAACAGCTTTACTCAACCGATGAGAGACAAATTATCAGAAGCTGTTAAAGAATTTGATGCCATACTGAAACCAAACGGTAAAATTACCTTTCTAGGAACACCACAAACAGAACAATCTCTCTACCTGACCCTTGAAGAAAGAGGATATACCACACGTATATGGACTGCACGTTATCCAGAACTTAAAAACAACTATGGAGATAGACTTGCTCCTAAGTTAGCTCAGAGGCTGTCAGAAGAGCTTGTAAAGCCTAAAGATCCTGTTGACCCTGATAGATTCTCATCAATAGATCTAATGGAACGTGAAGCCTCATACGGACGTTCTGGGTTCTCTCTACAGTTCATGCTAGATACTTCTCTATCAGACCAGGATAGATACCCTCTTAAGCTATCAGATCTCATCATCAGCAGTGTCAACCCAGACCATGCACCAGAAAAAGTAATATGGTCCTCCTCTCCCGAATATGTAATTAAAGAATTACCCTGTGTAGGCTTTAATGGAGACCACTTCTACAGACCTGCACAGCAATTTGGTGATTGGATTGAATATACAGGCTCTGTTATGTTCATTGACCCCTCCGGTAAAGGACGTGATGCCACAGGATACGCTGTTGTAAAGATGCTTAACGGTAATCTATATGTCCCAGACGCTGGTGGTCTAAACGGTGGTTACTCAGATGCTGTTTTAACAACCCTATCTAAAATAGCTAAGACCAACAAGGTAAATACAATCCTCGTTGAGTCAAATATGGGTGGTGGCATGTTTGCTGAACTACTAAAACCTTTCCTTCTCAGATACCATCCCTGTGAAGTACAGGACGTACGCAATACAAAAACTAAAGAATTACGCATAATAGATACCCTAGAACCTGTTATGAACTCTCACAGGCTCATAATAGACCGCAAGGTAGTGGAAAAAGACTATAGATCCAACCCTAACGAAGCTCCAGAAAGAAAACTAAAACTTCAACTCTTCTATCAGATGTCTCGTATAACAAAACACAGGGGTTCTCTAGTACACGATGACATCTTAGACGCTCTATCAGGTGCAGTTGCCTATTGGACTGAGTACATGAACCAGGATGAAGACCGTAACATTAAATCCAGAAGAGATGAATTACTTTCCATTCACCTAGACAACTGGGGTTCCTCTATTAACAATTCTGTTACACAAACTGCACTTGGTCTTACACCTGCACAGATAAGAAATTCTAATGCCTCCTCCGATGGATTTATAAGTAACACTTATTAGGTACTATCTGTAGATAAATACCCTTTGAAAGGGGGGGATTATAGGGGGGGATAGCGACCACAGGATGTGGGTAGTGATTTGGCTCTGACAAATTACTGCCCAGTTAAGACACTAAAGACCATAATAGATAAATATATAGTCACAGAATCCCCAAAGTACTATCTTCCGCAGAATAATCTTCTAAAATAAAATATATAAGATCCTTATAAGACAATTCTGGGCAGTCTATAGGGGTCTTATAGTTAACTCTTATAGATAATCTTATAGTTAACTATTAGATATCTTATAGATAACCTATACATAGGTCTGAAATAATTTTGGAACAAAAATTTCAAGGGTTTACGCATATATACAAAACTAAAAGTCCCCCCTTATATGTAGACTTTTTGCCTAGATTTTTACTATAACTACAGTCTTTTTATTGCAGTACTGTCTATATGACAGTTCTACACACTAGTAATAGATAGGGTTTTGATAGCTTTGGACACAATAATGGACAATTTGGACATAAAAAATAGAACATAGGGGTATATAGAGGGTCTATTGTTACAAAGTGTTAAGGATTTGTTATTTTATTTTATCGATGCCCACCACTTAGTAATACTGTACACAGTACTAGCTAACTAATAGTTAACTAATAGAAGTTAGTACTAAGCCCCAGAATTTATTAATCAAATGGAAACAACAAAGGAGAGGAACCACGCATTAACAAATTGTGTTGGTCAACTTGAAACTATAAAAGAACTTTATAGAAACTATCAAGAAGCTGAGAGCGACGACGACTATGAAGCCCAGGATGCAATAAGAGAAGAAGCATTAAATGATGCTTTAAGTGTTGAGTTTAGGAGTGGGTGGAGTACTAACTCTGAAGATATGAAAGCTGAGGAGTTTAAGATTTTACTTTCATGGGGTGGACCAGCTTGCCGAATCATTGGCAAGTTAGACGAGTACAAACAGCCAACAGATATTGAAATTCAGTATCAAGACTGGGGAACACCTTGGTAAAATCTTGTATTAAATCCACATTATGCAGATTTAAACATCAACATTACAAACGACACAGAAGCCCTTGAATGGTTCTGTAATTGCTTTTACTTCGGAGAATGAATTATGACTACCAATCACCAGGAGGAGAGTCTAAAGGCTGCCAGACGTGCAGAGATTGAGAGACTATGGTTTGCAGAGGAGGCCACTAATGAGGAGCTACTGCAAGCTTATAAATCTTTAGATGTTAAGGAGGAAGACAAAGCCTAATTAACTTTAGGCTTCTTTCTTTTTTATTTTTTTTAGATGTTAGCTGCTTATTATCCGTAGCCGAACTTTAAATGAACCTATTAAGAATTTTTTTGATATGAATTTTTAACAGGCTCTTTTGAGTCTTTTGTCCCAGATTATTTATTAATTATGAAAGTAAAAAACTTTTCTAATATCCCTATCGAATTTTTAATTGGAAGTCGTATAACTTTATCTGAAGAGGATGAGGGTAGGGTCGTGAAACAGGTGTGTATGGATCTTGATAGACATTCTATTATTCTGATTGATGATGAGGGTAATGGAATGTATTGGGAGTCCTTACAACATGCAGAGATACAGTTCCAGGGAGGTAGGTAAATGAGTGAACATACTATCTCTATGTCTTGTCGAATAGATGAGCTACCAAAAGAACATCAGGTAACTATTATTCGTTTAGTAAATCACCTTGCAAGTTTGCCTGGTGCGTATCAAGAAAACGCTATGGGCAGACTTGCAAAGATTGCTGTAGAGAATCCTTGGCAAGATGACATAGAAGGTCTTGAAAAGTATCCAATACACTTTGAGGATTTTGATTATGAGTAATTATCCGTATTCACTTGATGCTGTAGCTAGTCATCTAAAGGATCTATCAAAGGAGTTATCTAAGTTATTAGATATTAGCCATGATGACGCATGGGAAATGTGCATACAAAAACTAGATGATAAATTTTTAACAATGGATAAGGAGCCTGATGATTCAATGTCCTAAATGCGGAAGTGTTGATACTATTTCACCACAGGTCAGACAGAGACCTAACGCAAACTATGTGTGGAGGTCAAGGACTTGTAAATCTTGTGGTAAGTTTTTCAGCACAAGAGAATACAG